TCAGAGGGCGGAGGGAGCGACCTTCGGGACGCTCAGGTCGTAGATGTCGAGCATGGACTCGTCGCGGTGGCCACTGGCTTCCTGCTTGTCGGCCCTGGTGCCGGGGGTGTCGGTGATGCCGCGGCGCTTGAGGTCGTGCAGACCGAAGCGCTGCTCGGCGGTGATGACGCCCGCGGTGATGGCGTTGCGGATGAAACGGTTCCAGGCAGTGTCCAGGCCAGACTTGCCCAGTGGCCCGCCGTGCTCGGCGGTGATGATGAAGCGCTTCTCGGGGTTGACCGGCACGGCCGTGCCCCGGGCTTTCCATACCTGGGCGCGGCGAGCCTTGGCGGCGTCCCAGGCAGCGCGCAGGCGCGGCGTCCAGGTGACGACGTTGTCGCGGCTGCCCTTGCGCCGGTTGGTGAGCACGCCCTCGGCCAGCTCGTTGGCGTCGGTCAGGGTGACGACCTCGATGCCGCGCAGCCGGCACAGGTAGGCCAGCTCCATGACGTAGCCCAGGTGCGGCGGCACCGCGTCCTTCTGCCCGCGTTTCAACTGGCCCAGCTCGCGGGCACGGTCGATCAGACGCTGCATCACTTCATGGGAAGGCAGGCGGCGCTGCTTGCGCTCGACCGGCGCCTCGATGCCCATGGCCGGGTTGTTGTCCAGGTAGCCGCGGTTGCGGCCCCACTGCATCACCAGGCGCAAGTACCGTAGTGCATGGGCGGCCTTCGACGGCGTTCCCTCGTCGGCGATCCGGTCAATGATCCGCTGGATCAGCGCAGGGGTGAACTTGCGCACGGCCAATTCGCCGAGAGGCTTACCAAGCTTGGTGGGGATGTTGACCAGGACGTCGCGCGACCAGCTGTAGCTGTCCTGGGTCTTCGGCGCGAGCCGCTTGAACTTGGCGCTGTCGTGGTACTGCTCGCACAGGTGGTTCAGGCTCTCGCGATCGATGCCGTTGCGGACTTCCATGATCTTGTGCAGCTCGGCCAGTGTGGCAGAACTGCTGGCGATGTTCTGCCGGTGCTGCCGGCCGGCCTCATCGCGGTGCAGGGTGTACCAGGTACCTTTGCCGCGGTGGTCAAAGAAAACGGCCGCTGGGATAGCGGCCTGGTCGATGTGCGGGGGGATGTTGGGATTGTGCTTCCTGGATCGCCTCATAGAATCTCGACGCCGTACTGCTCCTGAGTCGCCGGCTGCAGCCCGCCGGCCTGGTTAATCAGCTCCACGGTGGTCCAGGGGCCTGCGCGGCCCCGGAAAGTTCGGATGCCCTGCTCGTGCAGGGCTCGCTCCACGTCGGCCCGCCGGACGTAGCCGGTGATACGCTTGAGGTCGTCGAAGGTCAGCACGCTGGAAGTTTCGGTCATGGACTGCCCCCAAGTGTACTGCCGGAGGCAGGTGACCATCGCCGAGAATCGCCGCTCCGGTATTCTTGGCGCATGCCGTTATTCATCCGGCCCCTCTGCCACTCATGGCGGCTACCCCACTGCCTGCGCATTTCCTCGATCAGCCGGGTGACGGCCTCCTCGCCGCGCTTTTTGTAAAGGGTCTCTTTCAGCTCGACGACTTTCTCCGGCGTGGTGTACCCACGCCGGAGCCAGTACCGGGCTTCGCATACCAGCAGGTGCTGGCGGTTGGCCCGATCAGTCATTGCGCTACCTCAACTTCGAAGAACCCCAGTTGGCCCTTCATGGGCTGGAACGGCAGTGGCCTGGCGTCAGCCAGTTCGAACCCGTATCGGCCGAAGAACCACAGTGAGTTGCTGCGATCGACGCAGCCGATGATGCTGGCCTCGCCGACTATCCCGCCGCGCTCCAGTTCGTGCGGCGCTGGGATGGTCACGCCGTTGTACGCGGCGAAGTCGTGGGCCTCCTCGTACTCGTCGCGTGTCATGCCCTTGGCTGCGTGGATCAGAAAGCGGCCGCGGAAGTTGGTCGCCCAGTCGCGGTTCTCGATGTCCTTGTGGCCATTGGCGACCAGCCAGGCCCATGGTTGGCGAATGCTCAGTGCTTTCACGGTTGCTTCCCCCTTGAGTGTGCTTCCATGGACGTGGAAAGGGAGGAGGTTGGTTGCGAAGCAGCTTGCGCGCTGCTCTTCAACATGAAGAACACAGTCAGGACAACCAGAATTGCCAGCGAGAAATTCAGCAAGCTGCGCGGGCTGTCCAGCATCTTCAGCAATTCGTGCATGCCGTTCACCTCAGCGACTTTCAGCGGGTTGTGAAACGCTCAGCGCCACCGCCACGTTGCGCACCCAGATTGGGGTGTTGCTGAGCCTGAAGGTCTCGCCCTGCTCGGCCAGCAGCAGGGTGGTGCCCATGACATCAGCGATGGCCTCAGCGGCGTGTGGCGGCACGGCATTGCCGATGCGCTCGCTCCAGTCCTTGTCGCTCATACCGTCGAGCACCAGGTATTCCTCGGGTTCGACCAGGCTCTGTAGGGCTGCCTTTTCCAGCGTGGTGAAGGGGCGGTGCCAGGTGCCGTCGAGGCTGCGGATAACGCAGGTCAGGCGTTCGTCCGCTGCTGGGATGCGTGGGTCAGCGACGCTGAATCGGCCGCTGTCGTAGCGGGAGCTGGCCGCGATGGCGCCGGAATGCTGGTTGAAGCCGATCACCCCGTAGTGACCGCCGGTCAGGTAGTGGTCGCCCTTGCCGCGGTGCAGGATGCGCGGGTCGGCCACCGACTGCTGGCCGCCCTGGACGCCCTTGCCGCCGGCGATGATGGTGCCGGCAGGTTGGTCGTAGCGGATCACCCGATAGTTGCCGCTGTGGCGGTTCCAGTTGGGGCGCGGGTCGGCGACCGAGAACGCACCGTTGGTAGGGCCGGAACGGCCGGCGATAGTGCCGGCAGTGTCGTCCCACCCATGCACCCCCATGTAGCCGGAGCGGTACTCCGGCACGATTACCAGGTCGCGCAGGTGGTCATCCTCGATCGCCAGCTCGTTCAGGCTGCGCCAGTCGCTGCCGGCGCGTACCAGGGCGAGCCGCACCCAGGTCCGCCACTGCAACGACGGCACTCGGTGCATCGGACCCGCGGCCTCGATGTTGCCGGGCAGCGGCATACGGGCGAGGATGTCGCCGACGGCGCGCAGGCTCTTCTTCTCCGGCTCGTACAGGAAGGCTGGGACCTTCTCGATGTTCCGGGCCACCAGCAGGAAGCGCTTGCGGCTCTGCGCCAGCCCTCCCAACTCGCCGCAGTCGTGGGTGGTTTCGGCGTTGGCGAAGCCGTAGTGGCCGAGCAACTGGCCGATCTGGTCGAGCAGGTGCCGGCCACGGGTTGCCAGGCGTGGGACATTCTCGAAGGCGATCAGCGGCACCGGGTCATTCGCCCAGGCCTCGCCCATCAGCCAGATGCAGCGCAGGGTCAGTTCGTTGAGGGCCTGGTAGCGGGGAGTTTTCGCCTTTTCCTCGGACAGCAGGCCGCTCGCGCCCTTGCAGGGGCTGGAAATGAACACGCAATCCGGTCTTTTGCCGCCGGCGGCGCGGCGGATGTCCTCTGGAGTTGCCTCCCGCCAACCGGCGGGCGGCTCCTTTCCATGGAAGCGGATGTATTGGTCGCGGGTGAACAGGTCCAGCTGGGTGCCTGGTACGCCAGCCAGTTTGGCGAAATCGCGCAATACGCCCGCATCGACGTCGATGCCACCGAGACATTCCCATTGCGCTTCGACATTGCCGACGCGCGGTCGCGAGCGGTTGAAGCCCTTGGCGCCGCCGCCGAGGCCACAGCAGAAGTGAAAGTGGTAGAGGGTGCGCTTAAGCATGCCGCCGCCCTCCCTGCGCCTTCCTGGCCGACAGGTTGGCCATGTAGCTGGCCCACTCGACCGCCTTCGCCTGTTGGCGAATCCGGCTGCAGCGCTGGTGCTTGCCGGTGGAACGCGCGTTGCCGCAGATGTCGCAGGTGCTTGGAAGGTCCAGCCGCTTGCTGGCCATCGCTGGACGAGTGCGGGTGGCCGACGTGGCTGTGCTAGCCTTGGCGCTGCCGCCTTGAGGCTGATTCGCTTGCATGGTGTCTCTCCTTTGGGGTGGTTGGCGCCAGGGAGTTGCCGCTCCCTGGCGCCTCTTCTTCAACGCCGCGCGGGGTGCTCGCGCAGTTCCTGACAACTGATGCAGCATTCGCAGCCCGGGGCGGCCTGGCGGCGGGCCTCGGCTATCTGCTCGCCGCAGTCCTCGCACCAGAGGGCGCTGGGCGCCAGGCGGGTGTTCGTCCGCTGGGCCAGGGCGGCCTGGATCATGTTCTCGGCCCGTTCGTTGGCCTGGTCGATCACATCCACAGTTAGTCTCCCTATGCCGGCAGCGATGCTGCGGCCCAGCGTTTGCGCAGGTCCTGCCAGATCGCGTCGCCGTCCTCGAAGTACTCATGCACTTCCTGTTTCGGGGCGTAGTCCATGCGCAGCACGGACAGGCACGCATCGAACAGCGCTGGGTCGAGGCCGCGCAGCTCGGTGAGGTCGAAGCGGTGAGCCTGGCCGTTGTACAGGCCGAGCAGGAACCGACCGATCACGCCGCTCTGGCCGCTGTCGCGCTGGGCGATCGGCAGCAGGCGTTTCAGCGCGGTGAGGCCGGCTACCTCTTTCTCCTGCTGCCTGGTCTGGAAGTCGTGGATCAGTTGCAGATAGTCGTGGGGGAGGGGTTGCATGGTGTCTCTCCTTTGGGGTTGCAGTTCCGGCGTTGCCGCGCCGGTCAGGCTTGGAAAATCCAGCACTTGACGGTGCTGGGTCGGTTGGTGAAAGGGTTCTGGCGGGCATGTGCCGCGCGCACTGCGCTGTCGACGGCCTTGTATTCGATGAATTTGTGCCGGCGGGACTCTTTCAGCAGGTCGCGCAGGGTTGCCGCGTCGGCCACCTTCTGGCGGTGGTCGGCGGCCAGCTTCACGAACTCATTAAGGTTGATGGCGATGGTTCCGGGGTTCTTGCTGTGGTTGAGCACCGGCTCTTCGCTGAGGTTTTCGAGGTAGTCGTAGACCTCCCAGAACTCGGCCACCTCGGGCGCGTCGGCGTTGACGGCGTCCTGGCGCTCCAGGGCCATCGTCATCAGGGTCTGCTGAGCGCAGGCGAGCTGGTGCTCGGACAGCGGCACCACCAGGCGCAGCGCGTCGACCAGGGCCATCATCTGCGCGTGGTTGAGTATCAGCCGCTCGATACGAATCTGTTTCAGAGCGCGCAGCGTCGCGCTGTGGACCTTCAGCCGCTCGCGGAAGCACTCCAGCACGCGGGCCTCGGCGCGGATGGCCATCAGCAGGAAGTGGCTGACCTCGAGCACGCCCAGGTGGTTGAGGTTGTCGGCCGCGGCCTGGCTCTCGCGGGTGATTTCCGGGCGAATGAAGTGCAGCTTCACGATACGGGTCATGATCGCTTCGGAGGCCTGCACCGTGGCGTTCTGGCTCATCACCAGGGTGCCGCGGAAGGGGGGCTCGTAGGTCTCGTTGCCGGCGGTCTTCTGGCCGGTCACGCCCAACGCGCGACCGTTGAACAGCGGCTTGAACTCGTCCCAGTCGAAGGACTTGGCGGCGCCGCCGGCGCGGCTGTTGTCGCTGCGGTCGGCCTCGAGCATGACCATGGGCATGTTCGACAGCTGGGTCAGCCAGCGGCGCAGGCCCGCCTTGGTCATCTTCGACGGGTCCTGGCCTTCCTCGTCCGCCCGGCCGAGCAGCTTCCACAGGAAGGTGATCAGTGTGGACTTGCCGGCACCGGCCTCGCCGGTGGCCTCGAGGAACGGAAAGGACTGGAACTCGGCGCGGATCTGCTCCGCGAACAGCGAGCCGAACCAGAATGCCAGCGCCACCAGGCCCTTGGCGCCGAAGCAGGTCCACAGCCAGTCCAGCCACTCGGGGCGGTAGTCCTTGGCGTCGGTGGCGATCTGCAGCTTGATCGAACGCTGCAGGGTCTTCAGGCGCAGCTTTTGGAATTCGAAGAAGTCTTCGGCGTTGGCCTTCTCGATCACGCCGCCGCGCACCGCCACGTCGCCCAGGACGTAGCAGGCATGCTCCCGGCTGTAGCCCAGGTAATCGATGGTGGCCACCGTCTTCAGGCCGGTGAGTTGCAGCTTCATGATCTGGTCGAGCTGCGCGCCGCTGCCGGTGAAGATCGCCCCCGCTGCCACGCCGAGCAGGCGCTTCTTGAACTCGCTGGCCGCCGCGACTTGGGCGCTGGTGAAGGTGTTCTTCACGCTCTCGTCGTCGGGGCGATCGATGCGGAAGTAGTACCAGCTCTCGTCTGTGACCTCGTTGCGCTGGAAGTACAGGGCCTGGGGGAAGCAGTTTGCGATTTCAACCACATTGCCGGACTGCTGCAGCGCCTTGTCGCGCTTCTGTCTGTCGTTCAGCAACTTATCTTCGTGGTCGTCGCTGTTTTCGAACGCGCGCATGGCCCGGTCGAACTTCTCGAGGTCCAGCTTGAACCAGAACAATCTGTTGCCGAACCGAAAGTGGAATTCGCCGCGGCTGTTCCAGTCGTACATCAGCAGCGCTTTCTCGGCAGGACTCTCGGCGATCAGCAGCGCGCCCTCATGACGCGCGGTCTTGAGGTCCTTCTCGATCTGCGCGGCGCGCTCGGCCGCGTCATCGATGAACATCCAGCGCTGGTGCAGGTCGTTCCAGTCGAATTTGCGGTTGTTGCGCTGCGGTAGTTGGGCCGCTTCGCAGACGTAGCCCAGGGCACGTGCCTCGGTCACCCACCGCCGGGTGTACCTGTGGGCGCCGGGTTCGTTGTCCAGCGCCCAGATCAGTTTCGGCAGCTTGCCGCTACGGGCTGTCGCGAGTTCGCGCAAAGACTGCTCGGGGAAGGCGTTGGAGCTCATGGCCGACACGGCGTCGATGCCGTGGTGCAGCAGTGCGATGGCGTCGAAGATACCTTCGACGATCCACAGCTCCTTCACCTCCTGCAGGTCGACGCTGGGTGGGCACCACCAGACGCCGCGCGGGCTGTCGCCCGGCTTGAAGCGGGCCTTCTTCTTGCCGAAGCGGCTCGGGCGATCGATCAGGCGTTCCCAGTAGCCCCCTTTCTTCAATGGGAAACGGACTGTGGCGCTACCGATCTCAAGGTCACGGTCCCAGTAGTTTTCCTGGCTGTACCAGCCATCGATCAGCGTCAGGTCGAAGCCGCGGGCATGGGCCAGGTACGCCCGGGCCGAGGCGGCGGGTTCCTTGTCGGTGGCCGGCGCTCGCTTGCTCCAGTCGTCGAAGAGCTCCGGGTAGATTTCCTTGATGTGCCAGGTGTCGCCGCACTTGCCGCGCCCGCAGCGGATGAACCAGGGGCTGTCGACCAGGGTGTAGAGCTCCTTTTTGCCGCACGTCGGGCACTCGCCCTTGCGCATGTACTTTGTGCCCTTGATCGGCGTCAGTCCGTACTGATCCTGCAGGCGGCGCAGCACGTCGGCCTTGAGTTCGCGGTCCATTTCCTTCATGCGCGCCCCCGAATCTGCTTGCGCAGTTCGCGGATGGTCCGGCAGATGCCGGCAATGTGTGGGCGATCCTCGAGGATGCGCTTGCCGCGCAGGCCCTGCGGCGTATAGCGGTAGCGATCGTCGTACCAGCACTCGGCCATGGCGGCTTCGTACTGGCTGACCAGCCAGAGCAGGTACTTCTCAGCCTGGTTCTGGTCGACTTCGACGGTGATTGAAATGTGGCCGCTCATGGCGGTGATACCTCGAATTCTGGGCGTAACTTCCCCAAACCCACGGCAGTGGAGTGGGTAGGGCGTGTTTCAGGGATTACTGGGTGTGCTGGGGGCGCTGTTTGAGCAGGTGCGCGGGCAGATAGCGGGCCGGGATCGGGAAGCGACAGTGACTGCGGGTGTCGATCAGGTAGACCACCTCGTCGTCTCCCTGGCCCCAGTCGATACCCAGCCAGATAGGGTCTGGCCCCGCGAAGACTTCATCCCACGCGCGCTGGGCGAGTTGTTCGGCCATGAACTGGGGAACCTCGAGGCCTTTGGCCAGATGGTTGACACAGGCATCGAACAACCGGTCGGAGCCGGAGGACAGATACTGGTTGGCGTTGGCCAGCAGGTACGCTGCGGCGGCTTGCTGCATGGTGCTGCGGTAGTCGTTGGTGCCGTTCATTGCATGCACTCCACATGATCCAGCAGGTCCAGTTGGTTGGTTGCGGCCGCGAGGTCGCGGCGTGCCAGTTGACGGGTTTTCGAACGCGCCATGGGGAGTACCAGCAGTGGCCGCTCGAGGCCCGAGGGGCTGAGCTGGTAGTCCCAGCTCAGGGAGCCGGTGAAGGTGGCGCCGCAGAGCGCGTTTGTGCATTGCGCGTACATCGAGCGGAAGCACGGGGTTTGGCCCTCGGAGGAGCGGATCCGCATCCGGCTGTGGCAGCAGGGGCAGACGAGCTTGTAGACGCTCACGCCTTGACCCTCCGGTGCAGGGTGATCACTGCGCCGACTTCGGCATGTCGTGCGGCCAGGTGTTGGCGGTGGGCGACGATGATTTCGGCGAGTTCGGCCTCGTCGATCTCTCCGTCGCGTAGCGCCTCGGCGATGATGCGGTCGACCTCGCCGCGCCTGATGGCGGTGGCGACGCCCCTGGCGTACAGGTCGAGGTTGTCCAGCTGGGCTGGATCGGGCATCTGCACGAACATGCCGCCATACAGGTGTGCGACGTACTCGGGGAAGTGGCTGGTGCCGGTTTCCTGCTCGAGCAAGAGCAACTGGTCGTCGCTGAGCGGCTTGCTGCCGGCGTTTTCGTAGGCGTGGTTGTCAAACTTCTTCAGGTCGAGGCCCAGGCGGGCAGCGGCGCATTCGCGACCGCCGGGGTAGGCGCCGATGATCGCGCTGACCACCTGGCGCCGCGTTTCTAGGAGCGGGCGTTTCATCTTCTGGTGTCTCCCCTGTGCGGTGGTCATTACTGTGCGATCACTCCGTCCTTGATCCCGAGCAGCACGGCTGCGCGGTGAGCTTCGCCGCGCAGGCACTTCTTTTGCCCGTTGAGAACGGCGTAGACGGTGCTTTCTCCAAGGCCATTTCTTTCAGCCCATTCCCGGACTGAAAGGCCCTGTCGAGATATGTGTTTGCGAGCAGCCACTAGGGCTTGCTCCGTCGGGTAGGCGTTCTGCATAGTTCACATTCGTGTGAATTCGTGTGATTTCCAGCAGAGGCTATTCAACATTTGTTGAACTGTCAATGGTAAAGGGGCCGTTTTGTTGAATATCGGTGAGAGACTGAAGGAAGAGCGCGCTCGGCTGGGGTTCAACCAAGGAGATTTTGCTGCCCTAGGAGGTGTGGCGAAGACTTCACAGTTCAACTACGAAAAGGGGGAGCGAAGCCCGGACGCGGAGTACCTTGCTGCAGTCAGTAAGGCCGGCGTGGATGTGCTCTATGTGGTGACTGGTCGTCGTCTTCCTGCGGAGTTGGAGGCTTTGAGTTCTGCGGAACTCGATTTACTGCGCTTCTTCAACGGGATGTCGCCTGAAGACAGAACGTCTTTCCTGCGCGTTGCCAAAGGCATGTTCTTGGTGGCTCAAGCCGCCACTGAGTGATTACCATCTTTCCCGGTGGTTGCAATCCGGGCCGCTGAGAAAGGAGGCTTCTACCATGGAACTTGTGCTGTTTGTCCTGGCGATTGTTGTCGTTTTAGTGTTGATGGCTCAGCGTGCAAAGAGCCGGAAAACCGAGCCTTTTCGCACGTTTGGTGGACAACCGCAGCGACCTTGGGAAGGACCAAAACCACAACTATTGAGTAAGGCTCAGCGCAAGGCACTGAATCTCAATCTCTCACAGACGAGTAAACCTACCGTAGCAATTGGCGATCAAGGATCGCACCCGAGCATAGACAATGCGTGGGGAGACGACAGGGCGCGGCATCAGACCAGAGCCATTCGCCAAGGGTGGAGATTGGGCAGAGTCCAGTTCACCTATGAGGATGTAGACGGGGACATTAGCTTCCGAACCGTCACTGTCCACCATGTCACTCGCTTCTACCTGAAAGGTGAATGCCACAGTCGTAGAGCGGAACGTACCTTTCGACTCGATAGAGTCATTGGCACACTCACGGATTGCGATACAGGTGAAATTTTTACCCCCGAAGAATGTAGTTCTCGTTTCGGTCGGTAGAACAGAAAAAATACTTTGTCCATCAGATGAGTATTTCTGCTGGTGGCACAGGTTGATGTGCTGAGAATGGGTTGCTCCCGCGGGCGGTTGGACAACGGCAAGGTGCTGTTGGACGCCCGAGGCTGTGAGGGAGTAATGCCCTATGGAACACCACGAATTGCCGGAACCCAGTATCACAGAGGAGTCATTGCCTGATGATCAGATCAGCGGGCTGGAGTGGGTGCTGTTACGCCGCTTCCGAGCACTGAACCCCAAAGATCAGGTAGTGCTATTCAAAATGATGGAGGGGCTAACAGCACTCGCGGCACTGGAAAACTGAGCAGGCCCCCGGCGTGATGCCGGGGGTTTCCGTTTTAGGCGTTGCTCTCCTGAAACCGCTTCCACTCTCGATCGACAGCCCGCTTCGCGCTGGCCTTGGTGCTGTACAGGTAGCGCAGGCGGCGCGGCTTGCTCTGGTCTCCTGCGGTGATGGTCTTCTCCGTCCCGCTCTTCTCGTCGCGGTAGTAGGCGATGATGCCGGTGTAGTCGCCGCCGGTGTCGTCGGCCAGGTCGCTGACCAGGTCCTCGGGCAGCTTGCTTTCCAGCTCCAGGCTGGTGATGTACCCGCCGTCGGCGCTGAGGCTGTGCTGCACATTACCGCCGTACCAGATGATCGCGTCTATCTCAATCTTCACACCCTGCAGGGTGTAGGTCAGTTCCGGGATCAGGTCCGGCCGGCCCCTGGCGAGCACGTAGCTGAGCGTGGCGCTGCCACGCTGTAGGCGGTTCCACTCGGCGCGGGCCGCGCGTAGGGCGCTCTGGCGGTCGCTGTAGGTGTGGCGTAGGTCCTTGAGGTTCTCGCCCTTGGCACCGGCGATGGCCTCTTGCTTCTTCGCGCTGTTCACGTCGTAGAAGTACGCGCGCACACCGTCGTAGCTGTCGCGGTCGGCCTGCAGGTAGCGGTGCTGGTCGCCATCCTGGCGGGTGAGGGTGATGTGCGGCAGCCCCAGGCCGCTGGCAGTCTTGCCGCCGCCGGCCGGCAGGCAGAGCAGGCAGCCGGCTTTCACGGTGGCCACCGCATCGAAGTCCTCGCCCAGGCGTGTCAGCAGGTTGGCGTCGGACTCGTTGGCCTGGTCTAGCTGCAGGATCGGCAGGCCCGCCAGCGCCGGCGCGAGCACCGGCTTCAGGTTGTTGCCGAGGGCAATGTCGGTGAGCACGTCGCCCAACGTCTTCGGGCTGCTCCAGCTGCGCTCGCGCTTGACCTTCAGCCCCTTGCGCAGGTCTGCCGAGCGGGCGCGGATGCTGAGCACGTCCGGCGCGCCGCTGTGCTCGGTTTCGTCGACGGTGTAGGTGCCCTTGTCGACCAGTCCGCTGTCACTCCAGCCCAGCCAGAGGTGCAGCACGGCGCCGCGCGGGGGGATCGCGAGCAGCCGGTCATGATCGCTGAGTGTCACGCTCAACTGATCGGCCTCGAGGCCGCGATTGTCGGTCAGGTCCAGGGCGATTAGTCGTGGGCTGATGAGCTGGGCGATGTCGTTGCCGTCGACCGTGAGCCGGAACACCGGCACCGGGTAGCCGGCGTCGCGCTGCAGCTGGTCGACGGCGCTGGTCAGGTAGCCCGTCACGCGGGCGAGGGCGGCATCGATCACAGGATGCGTCTCAGCAGGTTGCCAGCGGTACCGAGGACCGAGCCGAGCAGATCGGTGCGGCCGTCGTCGATGCGCTTGAGTTCGAGGGAGAATTCGATCCGCCGCGGGGTACCGTCGGCGAAGAAGAGTGTCCGCGTCTCGGTGACGCGCTCGATCACCCACAGGCCGTAGATGCGTCCGGTGCCCTCGACCATGGGCCAGGCCGACCCGGTGTCAGCCATCTGCCGCAGCACGTCCAGGCTCAACGCGCTGCCGGCCAGCTCCGGCAGCAGCACGCCGGGCAGGGTGATCGTGTCGTCGCCGCGACCGACGAACTGGCGCGCCGGCTGGGCACCGATGCGGCTGCTGCTGGCGTGTCGCCACTCGGTCTGCCGCTGGAACTCTTGGTAGGCCAGCGTGTGCAGGCTGAAGACGAACATCCCGAGGGACAGCATCATGGTGGTTACTCCCGGTCCTGCAGGCGGGCGCGCAGGCGCGCCGCCTTGTTGCGTTCGCGCTCGTCCAGCAGTTGGCTGAGCGTGCGTTTCAGGTCTGCGGCGTCGCTGCCCGGGCCGGCCTGGATGGTGATGTAGTAGGTGTCGCCGCCGATGCTGACTGCCGCTGGCGCCGAGCTGACCGGGGGACGGTTGTCGATGGTGATGGCTTGCGCTGGGGCGCTGGCGCCGAGCACCAGGGCACCGATCGCGCCGGCGTTCTTGCCCAGGTCGCCCAGCATGGACAGCAACGGCTGGTCGAACGTCGGCGAGCGTTGGCGCTGGGCCGCGACCAGTTCGGTCACCACTGCCGGCGGGGTGATCGTAGAGCGGGTGCCTCGGGTCAGCTCACTGTCCAGGCCGGCGACAGCCTGGCGCCCTGCGTTGACCAGGCCCTGGCCGATACGTGCAATCACGCTCAGCGGGCCGTCCTGGCCGGCGCCGAGGCCCTGGGCCAGGCCAGCCATGGTGAACCCGCCCAGGTCGGCGAACACCCGCGACGGTGAATGGATGCCAAGCGTGTCCTTGAACCAGTCGATCGCGGCACCGCCGACGCGCTGGACGGCGCGCTTGATCTGCCCTATGCCGGCGAGCAGGCCGTTCACCAGACCCTGGACGATCATGTTGCCGAAATCGGTGAAGCGTGCCGGTAGATCGATGCCCAGGTAGCCCAGGATGCCGGAGAACGCACGGTAGATCAGACCGAGGGGGCTGAAATTCATCAGAGTTGAAAGAATGCTCCCGATGCCGCCGTCGAAACCGGCCTTGATCTCTTCCCACAGCCCCAGCAGGTATGCCTTGACGGCGTCCCAGTTGCGATAGATCAGGTACGCGGCGCCGGCCAGCACCGCCACGACGGCGGCAATTGCCAGGACCACCGGGTTGGCGGCCAGGCCCCACAGCGCGATGCTCACGACGCGCAGGGCGGTCACCAGCGGGCCGATCAACAGGCCGGCCAGCATGCGGATCGGTGCGAACAGCAATTTCAGCAGGCCGATCAGACCGGGCAGGCGAATGCCGATACTGGCGAACATGAAGCGTAGCGCGATCATCGGCCCCAGGACTCCAGCCACAGCGATCAACAGGCTTCCGACGGTGGCCATCAGCGCCGAGAACGCGGCAATGGTGATGACGATGGCTTTGCTCAGCAGGGGGTTCTGTTTTAGGAACTCGCCGACCTCATGTAACAGATGGCTGAAGTCTTGGGTGAGTTCGCGCAACCAGGCGTTGTTCTTGTCGAACAGTTCGACCGAAATGTTTTCCAGGGCGGCATGCAGCATGGTCATGTCGCCCTGGAGGTTATCCAACTGAGTGGCCGCGACCTGGGCTGCTTCGCCTTCGCTGTTGTCCAGGTTGCCGCGCATGGTCTGGAACTGGCCGCTCTGCACCGCGCGCATCAGGGTGCCGAAGGCGGTCACCGCATACTGCCCGGCGATGTCCTTGAAAATCGCCCCTCGCTGGAGGTTGCCCATCGAACGGGTCTTGTCGTTGATGTCCTTGAGGATGTCCAGCATGTCGCGCATGTTGCCGGCGCTGTCCTGGGTAGTGACGCCCAGCTTGGCCACTGCCTTGGACAGGCCCAGACGGGTCAGCACCGAGCGCATCGAGGTGCCGGCCTGGCTGCCTTGCACGCCAGCGTTGCCCAGCAGCGCGGTGGCCGCCGTGACGGTTTCCAGGCTCTGGCCATACTCACGACCGACGCCGGCGGAGTACTTCAGTGACTCGCCGAGCATGCGGATATCGACGTTGTTGCGGGTGAACGCTGCGGTCATGACATCGGCCACCTTGTTCATCTTTTCCGCGGGGATGCCCATGGCGGTCTGGATGTTCGAGGCGATATCGGCGGTTGATCCCAGGTCCATGTCACCGGCGGCAGCCAGGTTAAGCATGCCGGGCATGGCGCCGAGAATCTGCTGCGGGGTGTAGCCGGTGCGGCCCAGGAAGTACTGACCCTCGGCGACTTCTTTGTCGGTGAACTTGCTCGACAGTGGCAGGGTCCGGGCTTGCTGTCGCAGGGCCTGCATCTGTGGGTCGTCCTTGCGCTCGATACGGGTGACGGCCTGGGTCGCCGACATCGTGGCGTCGAATTCGTAGCCGACATTGAGCAGTTGTTTCAGCACTCCGCCCGTGTACATCCCGGTTGCGCGCGCGGCCATGCCGGTTCCACCCAGCGCTGCGGCGCTCTGGATGCCGCGGCTGTAGGTGTTTCGGGCGTGGGTCAGGCGCTCCTGCTGCTGGCTGAGGTTGCGTAAGCGCTGCGCCTGGCTGTTGATGGCGCCATTGGCCGCCTGGATCTGCGCCCGCAGGTCGCGCTCATGCTGGCCGAGGTTGCGGGTGCTGATGCCGGCGTTGCTGAGGCGCGTGCGCAGTTGCTGCAGGGCTTGGCTCTGCTGAAGGTGCTGCTGCTTGAGGAAACCGGCTTCACGGATGGCCCGGTTATAGTCGCGGGTGAGCGCGCGGGTGGGGTTGCCGGCGGCGGCCATCTGCTGGGCCAGCGCTTTCACCCGTGCCTGTTGCGTGGCCAGCGTGGTGCTGACCTGCTCCAGGGCGCCGCGCTGGGTGCGGAAGGCGCGCACGTCGCTCTGCTGAGCGTTGAGCTGCTTCAGGCGCTCGCGAGTTGCCTTGAGCGCCCGGGCCGTCGCGTCGCTGCCTTGCATGATGCGACGCAGGGGCGCGGTGGCTCTGTCGATCGCGCTGAGCAGCACGCGCAGCTGCAGGTCATTCGCCATCAGCGGAACTCCGTACCCGGGCGCGTTCGCGCCATTCCATCAGTTCGGTGAGCGAGAGCCGGTCCATATGGTCCGGCGCCCAGTGGAACGTCACGGCCAGGTCGGCCATGGCGTTTTCTACGCGATCAGGGAGGCTGCCGCCTTCGCCCGCTTCTGCAGCAAAAAACCGGCGATCACCTGGCCGCAGGCGAGCAGGTCAGCCGGGTCCATGCCGGCGGCCTCGGGCTCGGTGATGGTCGGCTGGCTGATGCGCGGCAGGATTTTCATGGTCGCAGCCACGTCGAACTGCAGCAGGTCGAGCAGGTGCAGGCCGCGGAGTTCGCCAGAGGAGGGCTTGCGCAGGGTGAGCGATTCGATGGACTGGGCGCCGCGCTTGATCGGCTGGTCGAGGGTTACGACGTTGTCGGGAGCGTTCTGCAGGTCAGCGGGAGTCTGTTCGGTTTTCATGGGCGTCGGTATCCAAGGGGGAGAGGAACCGCCGGTCGGGCCGGCGGGAAGGGGTTACAGGCCGATGGCCTTGCGCTGTGCCTCGAGCAGGTCCTTGCCGTTGACCTTCTCGACGAAGTTCAGCAGGTCGATCTCGATGACTTCCTCGCCGTTGACGACGAGCTTGTAGTAGCTGCAGGTGGTGGTGATCTTGTGCTCGGTGTCTTCGCCGGGCTGGGCGTCACCCATTTCGATGGTCTCGTGCCGGCCGCGAACGACGATTTCGACGGGCGTGACTTCGCCGGTATCGTCTTGCTGGAATGAGCCGGCGAAGCGCAGCATGACGCCGCTGGCACTGACTGCGCCGTACTGCTTGAGGGCTGTCAGATCCAGGCCGCCGAGGGTCCACTCGAACTGGATGCCGTCATCGTCGAAGCCGAGGTCGGCCTTGACCGGGCCGTTCATGCCGCCCCCGCGGAAGGCCTCCATCTTGCGGGCCAGCGGAGGCAGGGTGCAGGACTTCACGACGCCCTGGTAGCTACCGCCGTCGTTGAAGAGGTTCATGTTCTTGAGCTTGCGCGGCATGGCCATGGTAGGGCTCTCCGGGAATCAGGTGGGTCGGCTCCCCGTCCGGGGAGCGCTGGGCGTCAGGCGTTGACGCGGCTGGCGAAGTCGACGAGGTAGCTGTCGGTGATCTTCTGGAAGAAGGTCAGGTCCTCGAGCGGCGGCACCGGGGTGTAGTCGTAGGTGATGCGCAGCTTGCCGGCCTTGAGCGTGTCCTTGTCGTTCACGTTGGGGTCGTACCAGGCCTGGGCGTCGATGATCAGACCGAGCCCCTTGAGCTCGCGGAACTTCGCGTTCACGCCCTCAAGGATGTCGCGCACCAGTGACGGGTGCATGGGCTTGTCGACCGCCCACATGTGCGCTTCGGCGATGGTGTCGGCCAGCACCTGGGCGGTGCGGGTGTAGTTCTCGAAGGCGAACAGCGGATCATCGCTGCAGGTGCGCGAACCCCAGAAACGGAATCCCCCTTCCTGCACCAGGGTGGTGACCTCGTTCTCGTTGAGGTAGTTGGCGTCGGTGCTGGGGCTCTGCAGGTCCCAGAACACGTCGGCGCTGATGCCGGTCACGCCGTTGACGGCGACGTTCGACAGTGTCTTGTGCCAACCGACCTCCTGATCGATCCGGGCGCGTAAGCCCAGGGCCTGGGCAACAGCTGGCGCAGGCACGGTCTGGTTGACCACGGAGCTCCAAGTCAGGAAGTCCGGCCAGATCACCATGGCTTCGCGCGCGGCGAAGTTCTCGCGGTAGGCGGTGGCCTCTTCCTTGGTCTTGCAGCCATTGGCGGAGACGTAGGCGAAGCCGCGCAACTGCTGGGCGATGGCGATGAGTGCGGTAGCGACCGGCTGGGTATCCAGGCCCGGCGCGCCGAGGATGCGCGGTACCACGCCCAAGCGGGCCTTGGCGGCAAGCAAGGCCTTCATGCCGGTGTACTTGCCATCGGCACTGACGCCGCCGATGACGGCGCTATTGGTCGCGGCTTCATCCTCGCCCGGCTTCACCCGTACCACCACCGTGGCGGCGTTGGCCTGGTCGGCGATCGCTTGCAGGCTTGCGGGCAGCGTACCGCTGGTGCCCGCCTTGCCGATGGCGGCCTGAACGTTGGTGATGAGTACCGGTGTATCGAGTGGAAAGGCGGTGGCGTCGGCGTCTTCGGCGGTGGCTACCAGGCCGATGATCGCGGTGGCGATGGTGCGAATGGGGCGGGTCCCGTCATTGATCTCTTGGACCCGGACACCGTGATGATATTGGTCAGCGGCCATGGGGTGTGCCTGTGCAGTGGTTTGATGACACTGCACAGGCTGCCGCGCGCGCGGCGAAGGGGCGAGGTGTGAAGCTTGTACGGCGGGAAGCTACAAGACGCCATCTGCAAAGAGGGCGTCGAGCCAGTCCGGTGCGGTCGGCCGGTGTTCTGCGAGCGGAAACTCACCGGACTCCGGCCAGTCGCGCAGTTGGCGGCGGTAGGTCTGCAGCGCCTGGTACTGCTCCGCGCTGAGCGTCGTGGTACCAACCTCGAGCTCGTCGCGGTGACGGGCGACCAGGGCGTCGGTGTCGACGAGCTGGCGGTCACGCCAGTTGCGCTCAATCGCGGCCTGCGCCTCCTCTGTGGGCGGCGGTGGTTCTTTCGTTGCTGGCTGTCCATCGGCGTCCGCGCAGATCACACGGCCAGACTCCTGTTCTAGCAGAATGCGGGCGTGTACTTCATCGCTGACGGGGACGCCGTCATCCGGCCAGCCGATCCCGGCCTCGTAGACCTCGCGCAA